GTGGTTGCCGCTGTTGGTGGCGACGATCACTTCGCGTGCGTTCTCTGACACGGCGTCAAGAAAGCCACGCAGCCGGGCACCAATCCATCGGGTAGCCGTGAGCGGTGCCAACTGTGCAAGCTCTGCTGTGTCGTCGTGGATATGCCCAGAGATGAAGTCGCCGCCGAGCCAGACAACAACACGGTCGATCTTTGCCAGGCGTCGCTCGTGCTCAAGCAGCACGGCGAAGCGTTCCATCAGTTCGCTCATTCGCTGGTCGCACACGTCCAGGCTGTAGTCGTTCAGCCCGTTGACCGTGTCAGGGTCGACACGCTCTTCGGCGTGGATGTCCGAGAGCAGCACGACCATCGTGGCGTCGTGTTTCTTGCGTACCGTTTTTGGTACATCCTTCCGCCGCACAGGCTCGATGCCAGTGAGACCGGCGATTGTGTCGGCTCTCGCACGCTCGGCGTCGATGGCTTGTAGAGCCGCCTTGTAGCGTCCCTTGGCGTCAGCCAGTTCGCTACGCAGGCGTGCAATCTCGGCGTCGGTTGCAAGCCGTGACGCCGCTGCAACATCCTCTGCGATCCTGTCGGCTATTTTCTTCGCAGCCATTCAGACAACTCCTTCTCTGAGACAATGTGCCACCCGCTTGCAGCCGCTTCTTCTCTCAGTGCTCGTGCCACGGACGCCGATGATGCGGAGCCATAGCCGCCCGCCTGGAACCGCCTGCGGATCTCAAGCACGCCGTCCCGGTCGTCATCGCTCAGGCGATCCATCCACGTCGCCGGCTTGGCTGGCTTCACTCTCTCAGCTACGGCGTCGGCTAGTGCGACGCTTCGGCTTTTCGTCTTCACGCGGCGGCTCCTTTTCCTCCAGGTGTATCCACCCGTCATCGTCAGGGATGCCGCCGCCGACGTGCTCCTCGTCGTCGTCGTCGAGGTCAGGCGGCAAGATCACCGCCTCGGCTGGCTTTGGCTTTGCGCGTCCCATGCCACCTAGCGTGGCAGGCGTGTCAAGCGGATGGAGCCTTGCCCCACTTGCCGGCCGGGCACTCTTGGTCGGCCCACGACAACTTGCTGACGTAGCCAGCCGCCCTCGACACAGGGCATCCGCACAGGTTGCAGGCGTTGTCCTTGAGGTGCTCGCACGTCAGGCAGATGTCGTGCCGCCGGATGATCTCCTCGTCGCTCGCCATCGGCATCCCGGCGGCGACGTGCGAGACGGCAGCGCTGGCGAAGTTGCGGACCTTGGTGAGGAAGCTGGTGGCGGCACTGGATTCAGTCGCAGCTATGTTGCTGCAGTTATGGTCAATCGCCATAGAATCGCTCCGTATCATGAGTCGTATCGCAGCCTCAGTGATCCGCTCAGCTTAAATACCGGCGGGTCAACAAGCGTTTGCCCGGTCAGTGGGTAACTTTCAAGACCGGAGCCAAGCTGGCTTGAGATGAAAAGAGTCTGCTCGCTTGCCGTTACGCACTTTGCAAAAGTTGACTCCGAATCCGAGCCTGCCGTGGACAGCTGCACAAAGCCAGAAGCGGTCGCCGTGACAGTTGGATTCACAAGCACAATGGGCTGGGCCGCAGGGTCGGTAATTGTATTTGTGAGCGTCATTGTGCTACTGCTAAACATAAACAGTCGAATTTGGAAGCACGAATTAGAGCTTGTTTTGCAGAACGACGAGCCCCCATTCGGCGTAATCTCAACCAGTATTTTGCCAAACGCAGAAAAATAAAAATCCTGCCTATATATGCCGCTGGTCCTGTTGAAATACCCAAGGTTGTACAGAGGGTTTGCCCAGTACAAATACTCAGACCTGGCTGTGTCAATCACGTCGTTGCTTGCGCTGGATAAGTTCCACGCGCTCTCTACGCCCGATAACTCATACGACAGATTTTCAGCACTGGACCTATCAATAGGCCGAAACTCGTGCTCTCCAATCGGAGCAAAAGCCGGGGCCACCGTCTGCGTGTTGAGGTAAGCAACCGACAGCCTGTCAACAACGAGATTTCCGTATGCGATCGACGCCAACTTCTGACCAGCTGTTAGCTGGCTTGCGGGCGATGCCGTTGGACCATAGACAAGCGTCCCTGGCGAAACTACTTCAACGTCAAGCCGTAGCGTTGCGCTCCGAAATATAAACGGTGGCGGGCAGCAGCACGGGCTACAGCTTCCACCTAGCATTAGCCGCACTCCGCCGCTATCAAGATCCACTCGCTGCCAACGTAGGCGATGGCACAAGCCTTCGTGCCGCTCCCCGTCAGGCTGGCAAAGTAGTTCTGCACGTTGTCATAGGTCGTTCCGCTGTTCACGGCGTCGCTGACGGTCTTCGTGCTGCCCTTTGTCCAAGGCGCGGAGAACGTGCCACGCTTGATGCCTTGAGCGCCGCCCGCAGCAAGCCGCACCAGCGCCCACTTGCCCGTGCCGGTGCCTGATTCCTTCCACAAAATCAGCCCCTCGCCGCTCGTGCCCGTCTTAAGTTCAGCCGCCGACGCCTTGCACGCAGCGAACTTGTCGTCTGCTTTGTCAACCTCGACCTTGCACTGCACCACGCCACCCACAGCCACGCGCCCGATCTTGCCTGACTCAATCGGCTCGACCGTCACGCACCACGCCGTCGTGGTTGCAGACGGCGTGCCACCCGTCAGTACGGGCATTTCCTCGAAGGACGCCGTAGCACCTCCTGACGACGACGTTGGCGTGATCTCCATGCCAGTGATCGCCAGTACGCCCCAGCGAGCCACGGTGACGCTAGGCTTGCAGTAGACCCACGTGTACGGCTTCAGCACCGGCGAGCCGGGGACGCCTTCCGTGCCGGGGTTTGCGCCGAGCACCAGGTCGGCGGCGTCTTGCGCCCGGTTCCACGCACGGGCAGAGATCGCACCACGCAGCGGCTGGCCCGGCTCTAGGCGTCCGTCGGGGCGGGCCATTACGTCGTCCCTATGCCGAGAGCGGAGAAGTCTGCGGGTCGATACACCTGATTGACGTAGACGGCTTTGGGCTTCTTCAGCAGCGTGCTTGAATCAACGGCGTCTTCGTACCGCACCCATAGGTATTCGTGGCCTTTCTTGGCGACTCCGGTGATGTCGCCAATCGTTTCGCCAGTGACGTTCTTGGACGCCACGAACCGAAACGAGAGCGACCACGGCCCGCGCCCCTTCTGATCGTCCCATTCTTGCGAGCCAGAGCACCCGACAAACAACACTTCTCCAGCCTCAAAACCACGAAAGGATGCGTTGTTCGTCGTGCCGGTGACGCCAGCGACGCCACGAATCCATGCGCTTGTCACGTACGCATTGGGTACGTCGTACGACTCCTGCCACTGCAACTGAGGCACAACCACATCGACGCCGTTCACGCCGTTTGAATCGACGCCAATGGCTTTCTTCTGGTCTGGTGCGCCTGCGCCGAACCGTGACTCGGCATACGCCTGCGTCAGATGTTGCGTTCCGCCCGTCGTGTCGAACGACCGAGCACGCTTCAGCGGCTCCGTGCCATCCTCAGCGCCGCCTTTCTCATACGAGATCGTGACCTGCCACGCCTTGTCACCGAGGTAGCTGACGCCGTACTGCTCGGCGGTTAGCTGCATGCCCGGCACGCCTGGATACTGCCAGTACGCACCGTTCGCCGTGATCTCGGCGTTGATCTCGGCGTGCAGCACCGTATCGTCGTCGGTGCCGAAAACCTTGTACGACTTCGTGTAGCTGGAGGTCGCCTTCTTGCCCTTGCGGACAATCGTCGCCTGCCGTGAGTCGCCGTCTTCGATCCAAGTGAGTGGCATTAGGCTGCTACCTGTCCTTCGCCTGGAGCGTTCTTGGTGTTCTTGTCGATGCTCTCAAGTGCCTTCAACTGTCGTTCCGCCAGCGACGAGCCGAAGCCCATGCCGCCAAGGTTGACGCTGGAGAACGTGCCAGCCACTTCGCTCTTGCTCATCGCAGAGTCAGAACCGGCAGCACCGGCACCGGCGGTCGCAGCCTTCTCGGAAGACGACGCTGACGCAGAGGCGACATTCACACGAGAGAACGCTGCGTAGTAGGCGTCAAGCAGCTTCGACTCCATCTCGCCGCTTACGTTGCCACGCTCGATCAGTGCGTCCATGCTCGCACCGATGTTCGTGATCTCGTCCAGCGACGATGCAGAGGCAAGAGAGTTCAGGAGTTCAGCAGCGGAGGCGGCATCCTTCCGCTTTTCGCTTGCGCCGGTCGTGGCGTCGGCCAGCCTGCCCTCTGCCGCCTGGGTCGCCGCACGACGGTCGTCTGCTCGTTGCTGGTTCGCTGCCTGCCGTGCGTCCTTCGTGGCTTGTGCGTCGTCTCGGATTGCTTGCTCTCGGTCCTTGCGATCCTGTTCTGCGTCTTTGTTTTCCTGTTCCGCCTTTGCCGTCCGCCCCTCAATGCCGGGATTTTCCTGCTCCCGCTTTTCCTTGTCCAACGCCGTCTTGTCCTTGATTGCCTGAATGCGTTGTTCTGTGTCCTTCGCACCCGTAACAAAACCCTGCGCCCGTGCCCATGCAATCTGAATGTTCTGCACAAGCGTGTCGAAAGTGTTCATCACGCCGTTGGTGATGTTGTCGAAAAACCCAAGGATGTACGCGCCCATCGTGTTCAAGATGGACTTAGAGTTCGTGTAGATGGAATCCCACGCGATGTAGATGCCTGACCCGATGTCGGTGAACACGTCCTGAAACGCAGCCACCCACGGATCGACGTACGACATCAACGCTTCAGTGCCACGCAACCAGCCAGCGACGAGACCAGCCCAGAGGATGTCCATCGCACCAGACAAGTCGCCGGCAGCGACGGCTTCGTAGACGCCGCTGAACGTCGTGGTTGCAGTCGTGGCGAGATCGCCCAGGACGACGATGCCGTCGGCCACTGCTGCACCAAAACCCTCGCCGATGGCTCCTGCCGCCTGTTGGACGAGCGGAGCCACCGGGCCGAGGGCCGCACCGATCTGGTCTTTGAACTTATAGAGAGCAAAGACCGCCGCACCGATGCCAGCCGCAACCAGCAGCACCGGGCTGGCAAGGGCAGAAAAGAGACCGAAGCCCTTCAAGACGAGACCGATAGAGCCGCTCAACGCCTGCAACGCATAGCCGACAGTCACCATGGCGGCACCGATGCCAACGGCGGCGGCGGCGACTTGAGCGAACAAGACAATGGATTCTTTGTTGTCGGTCGCCAGCTTCGTCAGCCCGTCAATGAAACCAGTGATGAACGGCACGACTGCCGCGAGAGCCGGTGCCACGGCATCAGAAATGGCAATAGCCATTCGCTGTAACGCCGCCAGCACGTTGCCAGCCGAACCAGCAAGGCCCGACATGAGCATCTTGTACTTTTCGCCCACCGGCAGAGCGGACGCCATCGCATCACGCATGCTTTGGAAGCCTTCCACGCCAGCATCGGCAAGGATCGCGGCAGCACGAATGGCATCTGCGCCAAAGATGCGGCGGAACAGATCGTCCTTCGCCGTCTGGTCAAGCCCAGCCATTGCCTGTCCGAGCGTGCCGATGATCTCCACCATCGGCTTCATCTGGCCGTCAGCGCCACGGAACGAGGCGACAGACAGCCCGAGTTGATCCAACGCACCCACGGCATCGTCAGCCGGTGCCATCAGACGCATCAGCATCGTCTTGACGCTGGTGCCGGCGTCCGACCCCTTGACGCCGTTGTTGGCGAGGATCGCCAGCGTTGCCGACAGATCCTCGATGCTCTGGTTCGCCAGCCCGGCAACCGCAGACGACATCGAAAACGCTTCTGACATCTGAGCAATCGACGTGCTTGAAGCGTCCGCTGCCGAGGACAACGCATTGGCGGCGACATCTGACGACACCTTGAACACGTTCATGGCGTCCGACATCACCACAGCCGCCTGGGCAACGTCCATCTCGCCGACCTTGGCAAACTCCATCGCAGTCTTGCCGGCACCGCCAAGCACGGCATCAAGAGACATGCCTGCCTTCAGCAGTTCAAGCATGCCCTGTGCGGCTTCTGTCGGCCCGACGCCGAGAGCCTGCGACATCGCCATAGACGACGCCTTGATCTGGTCGATCTGCGCCGTTGTCGCACCAGTGCTCGCCCGAATATTCAACAGCGTCGATTCAAACGCCGCACCCTGACGCACGGCAGCGGCGATAGGTGCCGCCATGCCAATGCCAGCCGCAGCCAGCTTGCCGCCGCCTGAAGCCAGCGAGCGGCCCATGTTGCCGAGGCTTTTATTGACCCGAGCCAGCGCCGAGAAAAATTTCCTGGGATCGGCACCGATCTCGACAAACACGCCGCCGGCTCTGACTGCTCCTGCGCTCATACGTGTTTCTGCCAATCCTTGCCAAAGAGGCGTTTCAGATCATCGGGCGTCGCCTGTCTCGGCTTCGGCTTCTTGGCGTACGGGTTGAACTTCCTTGGGTCGGCTTTTGCTGAGTTCTTGTCTCGGTTCAGATTCGCTTGCTGTGCCAGGATGTTCGCCGTGTGCCACCACTCGTGTTCTAGGCGGCTGTCACGAGCGGCGAAGAGCTGTCGGACGGTCCACCGACCTGGATGGACTCCGAGGATTCCAGCGGCTTCCCAGACTGCGTCCCAGATGCTCCTGCGAGGCTCTCCACCGTCGCCTTCTCCAGACCCGCCTCCGCTCTGCCGAGCATCTCGCTTTGAACTTCGTCCATCTTCTGAGCGAGAAGCCCGATCATCTTGCGGAGGCGCTGGGGGAAAAAATCGACAAGCTCCTGCTCCAACGCCTTTGTCGCAGCGTCCAGAGAATCGCCACGCAGACCGTCAAGGAAGTCCTCCCTCGACAGCCCCTTCGTTTCGACTTGCTTGGTCAGCAACGCATAGAGGATCTCGCCAATCTTGGCGTACTGGCTTCGAAGAACCTGGAACGTCTGCGAGATGTTCGCAGCGTCCACCATGTCGAACGGCACAGCCTTACGCTCGCCGCTCTCCTCGTCCACGACATCGACCGTGACGTTGTCACGGACACGCAGC